TGGCTATTACAAGAATGTATATCTAACCCTGGGGCTAGAGCATTGCATGTAGATACTAGGCAATCAAACATAGATAAGTACCTAGACCGTTACTACAGACCATTGCTTACTAAAATGAACATCTGGCCTGACTGTAAATGGAACTCGCAAAAGAAAGTACTGCACTTGGGCAACGGCTCGTATATTGACTTTGGCAGTAGCGAACGGCCTGAGGGTCTTGAGGGCTTTGCCTATGATTATGCAATATTAAACGAGGCCGGTATTATATTCAAAAAGCGTAGCCTATGGGAGAATACTCTTGCGCCGATGTTAAAGAAAGCCAAGACAAGAGCGATTGGTACGCCTAAGGGTAACAACTACTTTCAAACACTATGTGCCACTAACAAGACATACCACTTTACTGCCTACGACAGCCCGTTCTGGACACCTGAGGAGATAGAAACTGCTAAAACTACCATGACCCAAGAGGCATTTAAGCAAGAGGTGCTGGCCGAGTTTATAGACGGTGCTGGGGCGGTGTTTAGGAACGTAACCGAGAACATATCTGGAGAGCTATTAGATAAGCCGTTAGATGGCCATAAGTATGTATTATCTGCTGACATAGCTAAACACCAGGATTTTACTGTAATATTTGTTGGTGATTTAGAGAGTAAGCAAATAATATATCATGAACGGTTTAATCAAATAGACTGGGGCTTGCAAAAATCGAGGATATATAACGCATACCACAAGTTTAGGTGTATAAAAGGCATAATTGATGCAACAGGCGTTGGCGATAGCGTGTTTGATGATTTGCGTAATCAGGGGCTGAATATTGAGGGCTTTAAGTTCACATCTACAAGTAAGCAAGAGTTGGTTAGCGATTTGTCTGTATCAATGGATAACGGCACAATTAAGTACCCGAATATACCGCAGTTATTAGACGAATTGAGCCTGTATGCCTACGAGCAAAGGGCTAATGGACAGTTTAGTTATTCAGCACCTGAGGGCTTTCATGATGACGAATGTATGAGCCTTGCCCTAATCAATAGGCTGTTCCAGCAAAAGCAAGTGGTCTATGCCAAGCCTCGCTTTTAGTGAACAGGTATAATTAAAGTAGATACATAAACAGGATTTATAAATGAACCCACTTAACTTTTTAAGGCGAAACAAAAAGAAACTGGCCGACCCTACACTAGGGATAGACCTTAATAATGTTGGCTGGCATAAAATGGGTATTGGTGGCATTAGCACCTATGACTTTTACCGCCAGAATGAATACGAAAACGCTTACTCAAGCATCCGAGTTATAGCTAACTCATTCATGGCAATAGAGCCGTATGCAATAAATGCTAATGGCGATGTCGTGCAATCAAATGTAATAGATAGATTGTATAGCCCTAACGCAGATATGAGTGCAGTAGACTTTAGGGAAGCACTAGCCGTTATGTGCTTAATACACCCGATAGTAGCCCTATATATTCATCGTAATGGCGATAATATAACCGCTAACAATATAACTGGCTTTACATTCATTGAGAGCAAGCCATACGTCAAGGCTGGCAAAAGGTACTGGAGATTATCTAACAACACAGAGGTTAGCACTGATGAGGTTATACAGATTAAGAGTATTAACCCTTACGAGCTTACAAATGGCTTCTCCCCGGCACAGGCTGGCAAACGCTGGACATCACTTGATGATCTAATAGCTGAATACCAGACGGGCTTCTTTAAGAATGGGGCTATACCAAGCGGCCAATTTATAATAACCGCTGCAACCGCACAAGACTTCAACGACATAGTAGACAACCTACAAGACAAGCACAGAGGGGCTAGCAATAACAACAATGTTGCTTACGTTCATAGACCTATTGACCCATCGGGCGGCACTAAAGACGCACAAATCGAGTGGATACCATTTAGCACAGGCAATAAAGAGTTAAGCCTTAAAGAGCTATTTGACCAAGCTAACCAAAAGATTGACAGTGTTTATGGAGTACCTGCAAGCCTTAGAGGAGTGAACGAAAACAACACCTACGCAAGCGTTAGAATTGACGAGGCTAATTTTGCTAAATATCATCTTAACCCATTTACCTTAAAGATATGGAGTAAGTTTACCCACGAGCTAAACCGCATAACAGGCGGTGCTGGTATAGCTGTAACCTTTGATCCAATTGAGCCTACCGTTGCAGATGAGCAAAAGGTCAAGGCCGATGCTAGATTAGTAGACAGTAATACAATGGCTAATTTACTTACTCAGGGCTTTGAGCTTGATAGTATAGTGGCTTATTTACAGACTGGCGATTTAGAAAGCCTAGTTATGGGCGAGCAAGAGGTAGAGGCCGAAGAAGATAACCCCGATGTAGTAGATGAGGGCCAAGCCCAAGATATAGATGTTGAGCAAAAAAGAGTTACCCCGCAAATTAGAAATGACTATCAAAATAGAGTTGAGGTTATTGCATACAACCAAGCAAGTAAGCAAGTAGCTAGGGCTGAGGCAAATGTTAAGTCTGTTGAAGTCCCAGAAAAAGAAGTTGAGCAATTTACGGCCGAGCTTGAAGCTACCCTTGCACCATTAGTAGCGGTTGAGGGGTCTATACAACGAGCTGAGGGAGTAAAGATAATACTTGAAGCTGGTCTAGTGGTAGATGATATAGAACAATTTAGGCTAACAGACGCACAGAGAGCCGATTACAAGGCTTATTTGCTTAAAGTTGGCAACTCATACACCGACACAATACAAACGGCTATACAGGCGGTTTTGGATAGGGCAAGCGACCAACAATTGACTGCTGGGCAGATAAAGCAACAACTACGCAATATATTGGCCGAGAAGTGGAGATACGAGCGTATTGCTAGGACTGAAGTTGAGCGAGCTGGCAATATAGCTAGTGTAAACGCAATGGAGAACATAGCCAATGAAACGGGCTATTCTATCAACAAGATATGGAACACCGCTAGTGCCGAGCCTTGCGAGTTTTGTCGGGCTTTAGACGGTAAGGTGATTGGAGTGTCTGCCTCATACTTAGATGTTGGCGAAACATTACTTGGGGTTGATGGTGGCCAGTTAAAGAATGACTTTGAAAATGTGCATGCCGGTACAGCTCACAGCAATTGTCGCTGCTATACCACTTATGAGGTGGTAGCATGATAGATTTAAAATGCGTACACTGCGGTAGATACATAGGCAAGGCTGAAACGATAGTCGGTATACTTAAATGCCCAAACAGTAGCTGTAAGGGCGAAACCCAATTCAAGAATATAAACAATGATTATGAGAAGCTATTTAGTTACAAGTTTGTAGATAAACCATTGCCACCAAAAAAGGAGTTAAAAGATGAGTAAAGATTTGTCAGTAAGATATGGGGCTAGCCTAAATATTAGGGTAACGCTTGATGATGCTCAAGCCGTTAGTGCGACTATATACATAGGCAATGAGGGCGAGGCTTACCTAGTAGAAAAGACTGGGGCTTTTGTAGATGGTGTTGCGGATATAAGCCTAGATACTACCGATACAGAGCTACCACTTGGCACTTACAAGTATCAGATAAACGTAGACTACGATGATGGTAAGGTTATAAAGTTCCCAGCAGGCGATAATTGTGATGGTGATACAGAACTCCCAAACATCCAGATACTTGAGGCATTAGATTTAACAGAGGTAAGTTAGTATGAACATTAGGCTTGATAGCACAGATAAGTCTATAAAAGTAGTAGCCCAAGAACCGATTATAAAGGTTGAGCAGGTTACTACCGATATAAACATTGGCGTTACTGGAGCAAGAGGCCCAAAAGGCGACAAGGGCGACAAAGGGGATGCAGGAGATATTAGCGATCTAAATGCTGGCTTAAACATAGAGATAACCGAGCCAGTAGCAGGTGAAGTATCTGTTGCGACCGTAGATGACCCAGATTTTACAGGCGTACACTTTGATACAGTTACTCCTATTACGATTGCCAATGCTGGTGATATAGCTTGGAACTCAGTAGATGGTACTTTAGATATTAAACTTCTGAATGATGTTAATTTACAAACAGGGCAAGAGCTACACTTTTACGGTAAAGCAAGCGGTGCAATAGCTAACGGTGATTTATGCCAATTTG